CAAGCTCACACCGAGCCTTCCTGTCCCACTCAAGAACCTGTGCGATTCTCGTACGGGTGGACAAGACACCCCCGCCAAGGCAGGGCTTGGGCCATTTCAACTTCGATACCGATATCTCCTGTGGTCGAACTTTTCGAAACCTCTCACCAGTTGCCAGATAAGCATAATTAGTACAAACAGCCGAGTATGTACTAATTACTTTATTGGTGAGGAACACGTCTCCGCATTGAGGCTCGCTCGTGACTTTCTCGGCAAGCCACGACTCAATGTAGGACGCGGTGTTCTTGTGTGCCCGTCGCGAGATGGGCACAGCAGGTTTCTGCAAAGTTCGAATATACTTCTGGGGGTCATGACTTCCACTATGTTCAACATTCTCGCACAGATACAGCTCCCACAGCGCCTCGCGACACCAGCGAGGGACACGAAGGCGCCCCTTACAGGGGTGACCGAGGCCACCAAGCGCTGCGGGAAGTTCAGCTGGTCTGTGCTTCTTCGCAGCCAAGAACCTTTGGTCCTTGTAGAGTGTGCGGGCACACCTTGCAAGGCGGTTAAACGAAGAAGCGTCTACAGAATGTTGAGTCATGACCCCATTACCCTTCCGGACGAACTCCTTGAGCGAAGGCGGTCTGAAAGACCGCACGGCACCCCCTCGGTCCAAGAGGGCGTAGGCTTCGCAGAACACAAAGCCTATCCGAGACCGGAAAGACTTTCGCTCATGGAGTCCGCTTCCTATCGCAGAGGCTCTCTGCGAGTAGGAAGACACGTTAGACTGATGAGTGACAGCGGCAAGATCATCCCCGCAGATGATCCTATCGGGGCCGAGCCTGTCACTCATCCAGTGGTTGAGGATGCTCAAGATGCTAAACGAACAAGGGGTTCCCATAAGAGAACCACGCACCTTGGGCACTTCCACACAACCCTCAACAACAGTATAACGTGCTCTAAACCAGCTTGCTGTGCTAGGCGTCATGTCACAAAGACGGTAACGCACACGATGCAAGTTCTCACCAACTCCAAGAGACTCTTGGAGTTCAGAACAAAGGTGGGCGGGGAAGCCTGCCTTCCTGAGTCCTGCTACGACAGCGAGAATTGCATCGTGTCCAAACCCGTCAGTTGCACAAGTAAGATCTGCCGAAAGGAAGACCTTACTAACATGAAGCCTGTTGCTCAGTCGCGCAAGAATTCCTTCTTCAGTATGCGGAGCATAAGGAAGGATCTGAGGAACGCGCGACAACAGAGCAGGCCAGAGGACCTGTCTTACAAGGTCCCCGCGAGCAAAGCAGCTAGCTGGAGGAACGGTAATGACCCTTGCCTTCATCCCGAGTTCAGCGATTACAGACGCGACATGAACGACATCTTTCCCTACCGAGTCCCGGATCAGTTTGCTAGTTGCATACAAACTGTTCCTCTCGGCACTGACAACAGTGGGATAGATGAAGAACTTGTCGCCACGCAATCGTTTACTCAGTCGACGCTCGAAGTCAGCGGCGATCTTGGATGGTTCCAACTCTCCACGGCCCCGTGGTCCTCCACCACGGTTGCGACCGGCAGCAACCTCGCGCCAAGCAGGCTTGGCAAGAGATTGGACAACTTCGTTGTAACCACCCCGAGATCTGTTGACTTCAACCGTCGCAGCAGACGAAGAAGGCGAGGTCCAGGAGTATTTATGATTGAAACAACCCCGCAACAGTGTGTAAACGTGATGCTTGATATCCTCAAGGAGAAACTGAGGAGTCACGTGTCTGTTACAGAGTGTTCGGGCGTGCTGGGATACAGCTTCTTTCTTTACGGACTCAGGCGCGCTTGGAAGAGCGCGGGCAAGCCTGCTGAAGGCAAGCTTAGCCTTAACCGTGAGTCTACGATCAAGCCAAGAAAGAAGTTGCTTAGGGAAGTGATGACAAGAAGGAAGTGTGGCTCGCCTCTGCTCGAGTGCAGATGCTCTAAGCTCACCCGAGATGTCCTTCAGACATCTCGCCGTCTCAAGCCAACCATGACGGTCGG